GTAACCAAAATAAAAATATATATCTCATATACATAAATCATCATATTCCAAATAATTTATGTTATACCACTAATAAAACTACAACTCTTATGAATGGAGTTACTATCTTTAAGTATAATATTCAACCTTGTCCATACAATATTGATATAAAAGATGATATAATTAATTATCCATCTATGTTTCAAGATGTTAAAAACTGTATTGATATTGCTAAATAGTGATTGTGTATTATATAAAATATAGACAACTGACTAGTACTCTAATAAATGAACATTCAATTTTTTTTGCGGCTTGTACTTCAAAATATCTAGTTCCTTTTTTGAAGTTGGGAATTCTTTCTCTCCATAAATATCTTGTAGCATTAACCATTCAAATAAACCTCCTGTGTAAACATAAACATTATAAAATCCCAATGATTGAAGCTGGTTGTACTTTTTATATATTTTATCATCATTGCAATTTTTGCCATAAATCACGAGTTTAATATCTTTTTTTCCATTTTGAATTAAATGATTAATAATCGCAGTCTCTTTTTCAGGGGTAACTGTATTAGGCAATAAACAATCTTGACACGATTCTTCTAACGTATTTATTAATATATAGTTATCTTTATTATGCAAAGAATATTGAATATCCTCAAAATTGATTTTATTCATTGAACTTGTATTTCCCATAAAATTAAACAGTTTAAATAATTTTGATTAATTTAATGAAAACAAATATATTTAAATTTAAATACGAATAAATTTAAATACGAATAAATTTAATTGTTAAATAAATATTTTATTTCAACCATTTTGAATACGCGATCAGCATAAGTAAACCTATTGGTAAGAACAACGGTTCATAGTAATTAAGATATACCCAAGTCATTACAAATACAATAGGGAATATATGCATTCTAGGTATCAATTTATAACAATCAGAAGTTCTGTAATAAATCCAAAAACCACTGCAAATAACCGCAATAATTACTTTACTATTGTAACTCAAATATTTATCTAATAGCATTGTTATATAATATTTATATATAATATAAAAATAAATATAATAACATGTTTACAAAATTATATTTAGACACAACAAACCCTAAACTTCAGCTTCATGAAATGTTTCAATCGGGTATACTAATACCAATAATTGTTTCAGTAGTATTTCATACCTTTATTTACACATTGCTCTGTAATATGGCAAATTATATATTTTTTAGAAAGTTTTTGTCAAATGAAACAAATAAACGATTACTGACATGCTTGGTACCAATCATGTTTTTAGGGTTTTTTGCAAGATTTTATCATGTTAAAGAAATTTATAAAGCATACAATGGAGATATGGTAAAAACACGAAATCATCTAGATAAATTGTACATATCTTGGATTTTTATCTCATAAATCATAATATACTATGATGATGATAATAATATATTATAATAATAATAATAATAATAATAATAATAGTACTAATGCTAATGCTAATGAAACTGTACAACGATTTCAACCTCTTCTTTTTTAATGCTCTTCGTTGCTGAAATAGATAGTTCTTCTCTCTTCTTCCTTGTTTTTGAATTGTCAATCTTTAATTCTTTTCGTTTAGATGTACTATTACGAGTATTCATATCTTTTTCAATAGTTTCATAGTTATCTTCAATATAACCAATAACTTTATTTTCAATAGCCCATTTAAAAAAATTAAGTTGTCCAATTGTTGTTTCAATATATTTATCCCCTTTATATGGAATACTAATGCGTTCCCATCTGCAAAAAGGGTCAAAACGGCGTTTACTATACGCTTTTAATTTTAATTTATAATCAAAATATACCTTGAACCGTTTTAAATTTCCAAAATCGTCTTCTATACTATATAATGTATAATATTTCTTAGCATAATTTGTAGCAAACCAGTCTACAATTCTCAATGAAATTTTTGAATCTCCTGTAATAATTTTCAGCATTTTATCCAAATATTCTTCCTTTTTATAAAAATCCATTAAATTATTCAATAATAAATCATTTTGTGTTGTATATGTTGTTGTTAAAGCATTTGAATTCATAATATTATAGTTATTAGTTAATTTTAATCAAACATGTTTAAGCCTTTTACAATAAAAATATTATTTATATTATTTTTATTATTTTTATTATTTTATCTAGTTTGCTGATTTTATACATTTTCTGTTGTTTCTATATTTTCTTTGTAATTTGTTGAAACCGGCTTCATATACTGGTCATGAACCGACAAATCTTGAACATAACTATTATTTGTTAAATAAGGGTTCATGTTTACTTGGCACATCATTTGTCTCTCTGACAATTTTTTATCAGTATCTTCACGCTTACTATTTTGGACAAATCCTTTATCAAATAAATTGTTATTCATTATTTCCCAAGTATTTTCATCATGATTCAATGATGAAGTATATGCAGTTTCTTCCACGATTTTATTAAAATTATCATCCATTGATTCTTTAATTATTCTTTTTGACCTATCATAATTTAACCCTTTGCTCCATTTCCATTCAATTAATTGTTGATTCATGATCGTATATTTTAATTTTAGTATTTATTTATATGATATTTGTAAATACTAAAATTAACCAATTATAACTTACGATGCTACAATTATTTTATCATTTTTGTTAATTATCGTCCACGATGGTTCTTCCTTTATCGGTTAACCATTCTTTTTCAGGTCTATCTACTTTTTCGTTTCTTTCTGTTATGGCTTCCATAATATACGGTTTCATCCCAACTTTTGTCATTTCATATTTTAAACTAGAAGTATCTTTTGGGAAACAAGTACCACCAAACCCTTTTCTACCATCATGTCCGGGAACATATGTGTGACTATGCAATATACGATAATCGTTTGCCGCAACCTTTCGCATATTTTCATAATTTATATTTTTTTTCTCGCAAAATTCATATATTTCGTTGCAAAAAGAAACCTTTGTTGATAAAAAACAATTACGGAACATTTTGACCATTTCTGCCTCTTTATTTGTTAAAAAATGAAAACTATCGTGTTTGATTCGGTCATTTTGTATTGCTAAATTAAATAATTCGCGTATTTTTTGTTCAAATTTGAAATCTATCTCTTCGTCTAGTCCTAATTTTCCAAATATCCAGTCTTTATTATGAATAAAATCTTCAACATAATTTTTTTCAGTTAAAAATTCAGGCATAAAATAACATTCTAATTCATCACTTGTTCCAACTGGGACAGTTGAACGTAAAACAATGAATCCACCATAAGAAATATTTTTTAAATCATTTAACACACTTTTCACAATACCTAAATGACAAGAACCATCTTTATTCATAGGTGTTGGTACACTAACAAAAATAATTTCACATTCATTCATTTCATTTAATAACAAACCTTTTGGACTACAAAATTCAGGGTTGATATCATATGCTAAAATATCAATATCTTTGCATTTTAACTGATTAGTAGCTTTACCAACAAACCCGTTACCAATAATTCCAATTTTCATTTTATATATAATTATAATTTTTTTACAATTATATTAACGAAGGTTATTTGTACATTTTAATTATATATTTCTAAATATCTCTTTATGTATAAAATAAAAATACTCCATATCTTACGCTAAAAATCAATACCGCACTATTCACACCACAACACAATAACACAATAACACAATAACACGATGACAATTATAGTATTTACACCCTTGAAGATTTAGAATGAAATATATAACATTTTTCGTTCTTTACTAATATTTTATTTTATATAATATATAATATTAGTATAGGAATGACAGTTATTAATGGAATAGAAATTGACGACATTAATTTTAAAATTAATGAACTTAAATTAGCATTAAATAATAATAGTCCAATTGAAAAAAAATTAAATGTAATAGTTGTTATTTCTAACCCTTGCCTTTATGCTAGAAGATATCAACTATTTAATCAGTTTATCAATAGAATGAATGAAGATGATAATGTAGAATTATATGTTGTTGAAATGGCTTACAAACAACAAAAATTTATTGTTACACAGTCAAGTAATCCAAAACATCTTCAAATACGGAGTGAGACACCACTTTGGCACAAAGAAAATATGATTAATTTGGCAGTAAAAAAATTATTGCCAAAGAACTACAAGGCTTTCGCATGGATAGACGCTGACATTGAATTTGAAAGCAATACATGGTCATTAGATACACTTAAAATTTTGAATGGATACAAAGACGTTGTTCAAATTTTTAGTCACGCTGTAGACATGGATAAAGATGAAACAACACTAAATTTTTTCAATAGTTTTGGATACAGTTATGCAAAGAATAAACAATATACTAGCAAAGGGTTAGATTACTGGCATCCAGGTTTCGCATGGGCTATTACACGTAAAGCATATGAAAAAATTGGTAAATTGTATGATGTAGGAGTCCTTGGCTCCGGCGATAATATAATGGCATTTGCGTTAATTAATAAAAGCAAACATTATGTAAACGCAAAATACAGCGATGATTATAATAATAGCATGTTAGAATTTCAAGAAAAAGGAAAGGCGCTACGTTTAGGATATGTTCCTGGAGTAATAAGACATTATTATCACGGAAAAAAGAAAAATAGAAACTATGTAGAGAGAACAACTATTTTAGCAAAACATCAATATTCCCCAATTAAAGATATTACTTATGATAAAGATGGTATTATTATACCAACCGAAGATTTTTCAAATGAATTTAAAGAGGATATTATGAGT